CACTATCTTGCGTGTTTAAAATACTATCAATGAGTCTTATATAGTACTTAACTATATCTTGGCAATACGCAAATAGACGTTCGTTAGCGCTTAGTTGTCTACCATTAACGGTTATAGAAGATGGAATATACTTGTCAGAAAAATCAAAGTGTGTTCTGTAATCTGGTGGGTAATTATCTGCACATTCTCCTACTCCACAAAACAGTGCATTTGCTAACGCTTGTTTTAATAATCGAACAGTTCCACCAGCATAAGATTCTGGTGGTTGTGTACTAACTCCTCGTCCCCAAATTCCAAATACAGAAGCTTTTGGGTCCGAGTACAATTTTGGATTCATGTTTGGAAAATCTTGCTTATTAAAGAACCAAACATTACTTACCATAACTTCTTGTAAACTTCCACCAGGAGCTAGCGGAGAATATCCCGATACGGGTTGGCTGAAGTTATCTAAGATAATTCTTAATTTTCTTTGTTTTTCTTGGAGTTGACCGCGAGTAAAGATAACTCTAGTAGATTTTACTATCTTAAATACCGGTTCAAACTCATATTCACCAATTGATGCTGTTACATATGAACCGAGAAACGATAGTTCATCCCCTGCATAAGTTATTCTATCTGCATAATACTTTAATTCTCTTGGAGCTATATCAGAGTCTACACCAAATCTATCGTTACTTGCTGTATTGATGTTTATAATTTGTGCACTACTAGTGACACTTCCAGACACAATATCAAGTAAAATACTTTCTTGAATTACATTACGAGAGCTACTTACTGAGAATGAAGCGGAAGGATTTGCAAATACTTTTAACTCTACAGAACTGACTGGTGGAATTTGTATTACTCTCGTATTATTCGACACCAACCCAGATGCAGTGTTATATACTTGTACCGTTGGGGTACTTGTGTTTTCCGCGTTGATTATAAGAGAAATAGGAATAGTGCTGTCATTATTTTTTAATGTCAGTGGCACACTAACCGCAGGATTACTAGTATTTTTGATATACTCAATACTACTAGTAGGGAATACGTACTCAAATGCTTTGGTTATGTCAAAAGTGCTCATAGTAATATAAATCTATATTGTTGATTTCTGGTTACCTTTTCATACTCTGTGCGAATCGCATTCGCCGCAATATCATTTAAATATACGCTGGTAAAGCTACTGGTTAGATTTGTTATGTCTCTTGCAACGGTATTTGATACTACTAGATACGCATTATCTAATACTTGTTGTGCGATTTGATATACCCCAGGAAAATTTACACTTCCTGTATCAAATCCATATTTTACCAAATCATCCGTGGTAGTTTCACCAAGTAGTGAAGCGATTGATTGACTATTAAGCTGACTTCCTGTTGTGTAGGTAACAAGAGTAGCACTATTTGGTTGATTAAATAGTTGTTTGATAGCATTTTGTACATTTGCTGCGGAAATATACGGTATTGCAAACTTATTAAGTTCATTAATCTTTGTTGCATCGGTTAATTCTAATTCTATTTCTTGTCTTGTAATAGAGATATCGGTTACTTTTAATACTTGGTCAGTTGATGAACCGACTTCATTCTTAAAGAAATTAAATGTTGCAGAAACTTGACCAACCGGAAAGTTTATTCCGGTGAGTTTTGAGAAGTCTATAAATAATAAATTTCTGCCAGTATTATCGTCGTAAGTTAACGTTTTAGTGACTAATGCGCCTGGAGTAGTTTCATTTGAAACTATAGTAGTAAAAATAAGTGAATTGTCTGCTAAACTATAGATATTAACTTCAACATTGTATCCATTTAGATTTACTGGAAATTCCGCAGGAACTTCCATAGATAACAAGTCATCCGTTAGATTTTCGATAACGCGAGAAACGGTATACTTTGCATACCGTTTTGATTCACTTAATACGTCCGTTTTAAAATTTTCTTGATTTGCCATTATGTCAGCTCTTCAAAAGTTTTATTTATCGTAGTCTTCCAAACATCATAATTAATATTTTCTACGTACAGCGGCGTATAATAAATGTTACCACGTTCTACCGTTGGGTCACCACCAGCTACTACAATTTGTGCAGACCCATCGTAGTTAGTTTTCATAGATGCACTGTAGTTGGAAGCTGTAGCATCTACTTGACTAAATGAGATGTCTATCGTTGACTTGCTTTCAACTGCGTTAGCATCTGGATTGTCGCTATACACGCGAATGGTATTTGTCATAGATTATTCAACCTGAAACGTAGTACTTGTATCAATAGTTCTGGTATATCCACCCGAATTTATCTTTATTTTTAGTGTATAGAAGCGACCACTATATAATGGTGATGTATCTAACACTATATATGACCCCGTTGGGTCTGTGCTGATGCGCGAACCATCATCAAAGTTTACGACCGTTGTATTACTTTGTGTATCAACGATTGAATAATATGATGAGGTAGGTAGATAATACTTGTTTTTATATCGTAGAACTGAATCGAAGTTTTTTAATGGATATTCATCACGTACCACAAGATTTACTTTACTGATATCACCCTTTGCATACACTTGTTTTAAATTGGTTGGTACCACCTTAACGTTTAATGAAGTTGGAACCGCAACCAAACTTCCAGTTGAGAACGATTGGTTATTCCAACTGACTTCTAGTGTAGGTTGATAAATGGTATGCGTTTGTGTAGAAAATACTTTAATGCTACCCTTGTTATTTGAATCAATTTCATCAGCGGTTGGAAACTGTAATACTATTCCGTAGAAATTACTTTGAAGTGATTGGCTTACTATTGGAGAAATAATATTGGTTACATCGATTCTTAAATCTCCAAGCGGATATTCTGATAGTGTAACACTAGCGGAGGTGGATCCAGTGAGGAAGTCTCCACCAGCTCTACTCCACGATACAGATGTGGTAGCTTGGTTCCACGTTGCTCCATCGTTAGCGTTCTGTACATCTTGGTAAAAATATCCACTACCTTCATCCCACGAACGGGATACTTGATATAATAGAAGTTTTTGATTTCGCTTTACATTATCTGCTTGTGCTAATTTCAAATTTAAATAATAATTTGACCCCGTGGAAACACTTGCCGTTGTCGGTAATTCAAAATATAACATAGTTCTAGCCGATGCCGAAATATAACTGGGTTCGACTAATGCGGTATCTACCACTTTACCAATTTCAAGAATTTCATCCAAGCCAGCATTATTTGTTGGATATGCTTGGTAAATGGTTGTGTCTTTACTGGCGGTTAGGAATATTTTCATTGTGATGCGGTCCCTATGATATCTGTTTGTGGATTCTTCAACTCAAAGATACTTGGGTCGAGACTTGGATAAATAACATCATCAATAGTAGCTTCATCGATTGGATAGCGATATGGTTGATATTCTGGTCCATCAACGAACTGATACTTGTTGAAAATTTCAATATTTCTTAATGTCTTAACGCCATCGATTGTATTAATGACATTTCTTAAATCAGCCAAAATAATTGGTTGACCGATAGACCACTTGTCGATAGAGAAGAAGTTTTGAATTTCACCAATACAACGAGTCAATACATCCCGCATATTATAGTTTTTAAATACTACGATTTCAAATTGAACACCGATATTAATGATAAACGCATCAAGAATGTTTACGTCATCTGTCATCAAACGGTATTGTTCTAGATAACGTGCTAAATTGTCTTTTACAATCGTATTTAGTGTAGCGAGGTTTCCAGCCTTATTATATCCCAAGGTATATAGATTTATAGTATTTGGACGTACTGGATTGTCTACATATGTACGGTCTGATGATGTGGTACTTTGAATTCTGTTTATTTGTTCGTCACGGATAGCATAAGCTTTTGCAACTCTACCGTACTTTTCGGGTAACGCTTGTGCTCTAATAATATAATCATCTACCGTGACCACACGGTTTTGTGCGTTGAAGAATCCTAATGCATTTTGTTTGATTTCTTCTGTAGACTCCCCGTCACCGCCACCCGTGGCTGGTTCTTCATTATTTACAGACAAACTTTGTACCGCAGTATTAAACGCGGATAATTCTGCGGTAGAATATGCGGTAGTGTCATTTAAAATAATTGGGTTACTTACATTTACAATTGTATTTGACGGAGTGTTTGTACTTGTGCCACCACCAACTAAATAGGTTACAGTAAGTGTAGTGTTTGCTGGGGCAATTCCGTATGCATTACTGTTTAGGAAATTTACGTTATTTACTGAAGTGTTTCCTAGCACATTCTTAATAATATTACCATATTGATTATTTGCGACTTGGCGAGAATCTAAAGTCAGATTTAATTCAGAATCGTCGCCTGTGCCTGAACCGAATAGTAATTCTACTCGTAAATTTCTATTAACTCTTGTTGTAAATCTTTTTGGTACCTTACGTAATCTTAACTTTGCACTTGGCATGACGCCATCTTCATTATTATTTGTTACGTCTACGTCATCCATAATGACATCTTGTGCCAAATAATCTACTTCGTACCACGTATTATTATCAGAATCTACTACACTTTCAACTCCGATAATTGGTTCATTTGGCAATGTTATCGTAGTAAACTTTTGGGCAGTACCAAAATTAAAAGTCGCCGTCTTTGCTACGGCGGCAACTAACTTTGCTTGTTTTTCTACTATAAATGTGGAAGGTAAACCGCCAGCCAATGAGTTAATAATATAGTTAGATTCCGTGATATCACTGAAATCTATATCCTCAATTAATCTAAATTGTATTGGGCTTTGGTCATTGGTGGTAAATATAGTTCCTGCGCCAACTTTTAACAAATATAACGGGTCTGGGGAATATACCCCATCCGTAAGTTTAGCTGGGACGATTTGGTATACGGTTGCGCTGGTTGTAGCAGGTGCTGTTAATCTTGGTTTGTATCCGAGAAATTGAGCGAGTGTGACTACGTTTTCAGTTTGTTCAGCGTATGCAAGTAAATTTTCTTTAAATTGGTTATCAATATAAAACGAAAGAACATCACCGACGTAGGCAGCCATATCTATAAACATCATACCTGGGGAAGATTCATTGAAATCCGAGTATGTGTTTGGGTAATATGACTTTGCGAACTCTATAAGATTTTGTCTAAAGTCGGTAAATGTCTTAGAAATATAATTAATTCTCTTGACATTTGGCCGTGGTTGTATGATTATACTCTGATTACTAGCCATCTAGTACTCCTAATTTAAATTTATCTACCCGGCACTGTTCCTCGAACAAGGCCTCGGATTGTAGTAGCTGATGTGTCGGATGTGCTTACTTCAGATAGAGCTTGCTCACCCCCAACTTCAATTGTAACCGAATCCGTTACGTTTGGATTACTTCTAAACCGATATAAACAATAAAGTTCTAAGCGGTTTTCAGCTGTATTTTCTGTGATGTCGAATTCGACAAGTTCCAAGAAAGGTAACCAATTGTCTATAGCTTCTATAATTACAAGTCTTGCTTGTTCTTTGGTTTCATCTGATATTTGTTCAAAGATAACTTTCCACAAATCACAACCAAATGTAGGCAACCCGACCCGTTCACCTTTTCTAGTTAAAATCAAATTTTTAAGATTTGACTTTGTTTGTTCTAGAATGGTGGTAGATTGTGAAAAATACCCCGTGTTTCCTCTTTTTAAGGGAAGGGTTATGCCTACATACTGTTGTGCCATATTTACTTACTCAATCCCATTGCTTTCATCATAGCGGAATAATCCTTGTTGATTGCTTGAAATGCAGGATTATCTTCTTCTATCCCTCTGGGTGGTGTAGGCATTACCTTTCCTGTTGTTGCAACTATCGTGTCGCCTATCCGGTCTAATCCCATCATTTCTGCTAATTGAGCACGTGAAAGTTTTGACTTTGGTGTTGCGGTCGGTGTAGATTCTTGAAGTGATTTTACTTCTGCAACAGCTTCACCGAGTAACTTAGGAAGAACTTTTTTAACTTCTTCTTCCACCGCTTCTTTTACAAGTTCTTTTACGTATGCTCTAAACAATGCTTTATCCATAATTTATCCTCTACTGGTGATACTCTTTCTTAGAGTAAACGGCTTTTCTGCCCGTGTAGCATCTAACGTTTGTTTTTGTATTAATTGACTTTGTGATGTATTTTTAATGGTAATTGAGTTGGTTTTTGTTGTAAAATTATCATTACTTATAAAATCTGCTGCCGATAACTTAGACTGTAATGTTTTTAACTGACTTAACAACGCGGGATTAAATGGTGCTGGTCCCGCTGTTGTTATTACTGCCGCAGGAACACTTGAAAATACTGCTACAAACTCATTAAGAAACTGCACTAACTTATTTCCCAAAACTAACGGTTCGTTAGCATTCTCCGAACCTATAAATATCTTTGGACTCGAAATAGATACCATATTATTCGCAGTCATTCTAATCGAAGTTTCAGAATCTACCGTAATATCGTTCAAACTACTCAGGTTAATTTGGGTATTAGAAAAGAGCGAAATTTCATTATTTTTACTGTTAAGTACCAGTCTATCCGAGCTCAAAAACATTTGTGCCCCAGTATACTCAGCGGTGGGGGTAGAACATGACCGTAAATGAGCCTTTTGGGTAGAATTTGTCTTTGTTGTTGCTGCCAAAAACGGTACTTTTTCGTTTACTACCATCCAAATAGAGTTTTTATCCTTATTAATATTTTCATATGTCAAAGAATAACTTGTTTTTGTTCTAGTAGATAACTCTGTCGGAGTTTCCCACTGCCCAGCTGTTATTAAAATGTTAGCATCGGGTACTGTATTATTGGGATTAGTAAACTGACTTGACCCCATTCTAATAATATTTCCGAATCTGCCCTGTAGAATCGTGTCACCTTCAAATGACCGAACTGGTAGGGTGTATACATTACTAACAATAGAAGCACCAATCGGAGTCGGTTTATTTAATTCTCCCGTTCTGACTCCACTAGCAGCAAGACGAGAGTTTTCCGAATTAGGTTCGTCCGATGCTGGCGTTGGGGCATATTTGGTCGATATTTCTAATAGATAACCGTCAGTAATCTTGTTGGTAGTGTTGATTCTTCTACTATAGTATGGTTTCCCCGCTACCAACATAATCATAACAATTTCGTCTATAAGAGGATACTCTTGTATATTAGACTCAATAGGCGGAATCCAGTTTAAGTTGTTTTCTGCCTCGTTCTGGTCATACGGGATTGCTCTAAACTTAATATACCCAACGTTACTACCATCTTCGCTATATTCTTTATGTGTTTCATTTGTAATTACGTCAACAACTAATCCACTTCTATAAGCAGATGGTTGACGAATAGCTATTCTTGGATAGCTAGAAGCCCCAGGTTGGTTGATATCAAACCCATACCGAGCTATCGTCATTTTTTACTGCTCGCAAAAACGTCATCCAAGTCCTTCACATCCTCTTGAAGTCCTTGGATTTCTACTTTAATATCACCAAGAAGTGCGTTCTTTTCTTCTTCAGACAACAAACCGTCCAAAGATGCATTAGACTTGACACCAACAGACACAATACGTTGTGCGATTTGTGCAACGCGGACTAAATGTTCGTCATTCTTGACATTTACTTCGATAAATCCCTGCACAATAGGTCCAATCACTGCAGCATCTTCTGGCGTGCGGATGAGTTGGACCATTTTCATAATAAACGAGTTGATTTGGGTTCGTTTACTGTCTGTATTTTTGTGTATTTCTGAGAAAATATCGGCCAGACTTTTCCCATCATATAATTCTGAATTGATATCCATTGAAACCTCCTAAATTCCTATATTATAAATAGATAAGAATTATCTTTTATACGAGAAATAGGAGGATGGGTCGGAAAGATGTCCGTTTACACGAAATTCCCCCAACATCCGTATAATGTGGGGTCGCATCTTATTAATGACCTTGGTAATGTGGGCGGTCTTATAATTGGTCATTTCCCGTACCATAAGGTAAAGGGCTTTTTTGTTAAAATTATCAATATTATCTATTCGTTCAATCAATTTGACAATTGCGGTTGCTATTTCGATATCACGTTTCTTCTTGAATATCTTTGTAGTGTTGAACTCCCAGTATTGGACTAATAATTTGAGGAATTCCTTCATATCCACCGTAGAATCACGTGTTTCTGGTTCTACAATTAGCATTTCTTCCAGTGTAAAGGAATCTTCGGTCTGGTCTGAAAAGTATAATACCCGCTTTTCTTCCTTATACGAGTTATTATTATGTAAAATCAAGTAATTCTTAGCAATTACACTAAAGTATGAGAATGCCTTTCCCTTATCTTCTGTAAATTTATGAAGATTGATAACAAGAAAAGAGACTACCTGCGCCTTAATCTCGTCGAAGGTACCCTCCATATATGGAAATTTGAACCGATTGATAACGTTTTCTGCTAGCTTATCAAGCGGTCCTTGAATTTTACTTCTAAATAATTGTTCCCGAGTGTCGGGGTCATCTGATTTATTGTATGCGATTATCGCTTTTTCAGTATCCTCTGTGAAATAGACTTTATCGCTCTTCTTCCTCGTTGTTATTACCATCACGAATCTCCGTAACGAATGCATATAACAAATCTACACATTCAACCAATTGTTTAAACACCGTTCCTACTTCATCGTCACGCTCAAACATTTGACGATTATCTATAGAACGCATAAGTCTTACGGTGGCGTTTGTGCGTCCGTAAAACTGATTAATAGCGTCCTCTAATTCTTCATTTTTTCTTAACATATTATATGTTGCGAAAGATAATAACGCAACAAGAATTGTCAAGACCACAACCAAAAAAATAAGCATTAAAATCTTTCCCGTAGTTTGTATTTATTGAATTCCTCTAAATAGTTACGAATAGAGGTACCATTTGCGTCCGTTCGACCGTTTGCATCATTGTCAGAGAAGTACTTTTTTACATTTCCTGCCCCCGCTAAATGCGCGGCAGCGAGAATTCCGGACCGAGTAATACGAATGCCCTTAAATACGCGCCCATCATATCGGTCAATTAAGTTATTCAATGACGTATTATTAGCTCGCATGTAGCTAACCATTACACTATCTTGAAGTTGTACGTTTTTTAGAAATTGAGCACTGGTAACTTTGAATCCAAGTACTCGAATCGTATTTGGGTCAAATTGATACTTTCCCATCATACCAAATCTATTAACTACATGAGGTGTATTGTCACTCTCACGTTCTGCCATAT